CGACGATTCTGGAAGAAGTCCGCAGCACAATACCTTACGAATTGTTGAATCTGTTGCACTGACGCTCTTGAGCGAAGGGAGCGAACTGCCGAGCAATCTTCGGTAGTTGCGCTATAGCGGCGACATAAGGCTGCAAGCCAACTGGACGCTAGGCATAGGCTGAACGCATGCCAGCACGCATACCAAGCCACAGGCCGCCCAGGCTGAGAACACAGCCAAGGCGTGACGACTCAGCCAGGCCCAACGCAGCTGCTCGAGGCTACTGCTCGAAGGCCCACAAGGCTTGGCGTCAGGCCGTGCTGAACAAGTGCAACTGGCAATGCGTGGACTGCGGGCGCGTGGCCCACGGTCGAAGCATGCACGCCGATCACGTCGTGCCTATCAGCCAGGGTGGCGAACGGTACGACGTGGGAAATGGCGAGGCCAGATGCTTGTCGTGCCACAGTAGGAAGACACGGCGAGAGACGATCCAGAAGCATTTGACATAAAGCGCATGCTGCACGGCACAAGGAGGTTTATCTCATGTGCCGAAATGTTGTGTGCCTAGATTGCAAGAAGCAGTTTGCGTCGCAAGCCAAGAGAGGCCCGATTCCAAAGCGTTGCGAAGCATGCCGCCGAGCGGTAGACACACTGCGATCCAAGACAAACAATCGCAAAAAAGCGAACGCTGGGCACCTTCGCGTGTGCGTTCATTGCAACAAGCAATGGCTCGCAAGGCACCCTAAATCGAAGTTTTGCAGCCGCAGCTGCCAACACCTTGCGAGCGGCGGCAGGGTGATTGTGACGTGCGAGCAATGCCACCAGCCATTCAACACAACGCTCAAGCGCAGGAAGGAAGGGCATAGATTCTGCGGCAAAGCCTGCATGCGGCAAGCACGCCAGCCGGGTCTCAGGAGTTGCGTTGAGTGCGGCAAGCACTTTCGCAGATCACCAAAGGGGGCAAACGGAAAGAACGACAAGGCTCTGTTCTGCTCAAAGCCGTGCTATTTCGCCGCAAGAAACGCTGGGCGAGTTTCTTGGGACAGGACAAGTCAGCTAAAGGCCACATGGCACAAGCTCGGCCCATACTCGTCTGCCCCGTCAGTCATGGCTTTAAGGCACATCGCCAAGTGCTGGAAGCATGTCTTCAAGTGCCACAATCTCCTGACCAAGATGGCGGCCTTGTCGGCATCACAGCGAAAGTGCGAGGTGTGCGGCAACGCGTGCAAAAACCGCAGTTCACGGTTTTGCTCATATGCTTGCAAGAATAAATGGCGAGGCGAAAGGAGGTGCAAGTGCGGGCAAGTTGTTCTTGGCGCCACCGCGTGCAGCAGGCCTTACTGCGATGCGTGCAAGCGTGAAGCAAGGAGACGGCAAAAGCGTATGTATGGCGACTACCGGAAAAGGTGTCGCACCTACGGCGGCCACTTCAATGCGTCGGTGCATCCAAAGGCCGTGTTTGCCCGCGACGATTGGCGATGCCACATATGCGGCACAAAGACCAGCAAGGCATTTAGCGTTGATGATCCCCTGTCTGCAACCGTTGACCATCACCCTGTACCATTGAGCAAAGGCGGCGACCACGACTGGCACAACGTGCGATGCGCCTGCTTTAAGTGCAACACGCTTAAGGGCAACAAATGGGATCGGCAAAGACGTCTCGCCTTGCCTGGGTGACGCACCCCACCCGAGGGTGGGTCTAGCCTCTGGGCTATTTAATGAGCAATACCGTCCGTCTGAGCCAAACGCACTCGTGGCCGAAATTGGAACTTTGGTGAGGTGCCCCAATGGGTAAGGGCCGTAAACCGACGCCTAAACAGATTCTTAGCCTGCGTGGCAGCCGCCTTAGAGGGCCGCACGCGACCGGCATCGACGCGCCGCCTGGCGTCCCGCCCGCCCCGGCCTGGCTGTCGGACATTGCCCGCGCCGAGTGGGAGCGGATCGTGCCGATGCTCGAAGCGTCGAAGGTGATGAGCCCGCGTCACCAGCAGACACTCGCGGCGTATTGCGATTCGTTCGCGGACATGGTGCAGGCCGACATCGAGCTCAAGGCGAACGGCACCACGTTGATGGACGACAAGGGTAGGGTATCGAATCATCCGGCGTGGAATCGGAAGCGTGACGCACGGAATCAAATGCTGAAGTTTGCGGCTGAGTTTGGCCTGACTGCTTCGGCGTTGGCGAGGGTGTCTGCCGTTGACCAAGGCCCGCAAGAAGACGACGAAGACGCCCGCATGTTCGCCTAGCACGCTTGCTGCTCAGGATGCGGTGCGGTTCTTTGAGAAGCACCTGACTCACAGCAAGGGCGAGCTCGGCGGCAAAGCGTTCCTGCTTGAGCCGTGGCAGAAGGACTACATCGGCAAGCTGTTCGGCACGATGAACGGCAACGTGCGGCAGTACCGCACAAGCCTGCTGGCGATCCCCCGCAAGAACGGTAAGAGCACCCTGTGCGCCGGGATCGCCCTGAAGTTGATGTTCGACGGCGAGCCGGGGGCCGAGATCTATTCGTGCGCCGCTGATCGCGACCAGGCCCGGCTCGTCTTCGAGATGGCGAAGGTGTGCGTGGAGAACTCGCCCAATCTGCGGAGCCGCCTGCGGGTGTTTCGCAATTCGATCGTGCGGGAAGACACGCATTCAACGTACAAGGCACTTTCGGCCGAGGCGTTCACGAAGCACGGCCTGAATGCCCACGGGATTATCTTCGACGAGCTCCACGCGCAGCCCGACCGGGAACTGTGGGACGTGATGACCACGAGCACCGGAGCCCGGCGGCAGCCGTTGTGTGTGGCGATCACCACGGCGGGCTTCGACCGCAAGAGCATCTGCTGGGAAATCTGGCGTTACGCCCTGGCCGTGCGAGACGGGGCAATCAAAGACGAGACCTTCCTGCCTGCGATCTATGCCGCCGATCCCGAAGACGATTGGACCAAGGAAGAGACCTGGCGGAAGGCGAACCCGAACCTTGGCGTGAGCGTGAAACTCGACGACCTGCGGGTGCGGTGCAAGCGTGCCCAGGATATGCCGAGCGAAGAGAACACATTCCGGCGGCTGCACCTGAACCAGTGGACCGAGCAGGATACGCGCTGGCTGCGAATGGAGCACTGGGCACAGGGCAACAAACCCTGCCCGGTGAGGCTCGACGGCCGTGAGTGCTTCGCGGGCCTCGATCTCGCCAGCACGTTCGACACCACCTGCTTCTGCCTGCTGTTCCAGTTGGACGACGGCACGTTCTGGGTGGAGCCGCACTTTTGGATTCCCGAGGACAACATGCGGGAGCGGGTGAAGCGGGACCGCGTGCCCTACGACCAGTGGGCGAAGGAGGGGAAACTGCACCTGACGCACGGCAACGTCACCGACTTCGATCAGGTGCGGGCCGACATCATGGCCCTGACCAAGAAATACAACGTCCGGCAGGTGGCGATTGACCGCTGGAACGCGACCCAGTTGGCGACGCAACTGCAAGGCGATGGCGTGAATGTCTTAGGTTTTGGGCAGGGCTACGGCTCGATGAGTTCGCCCGCCAAGCAGCTTGAGGCGCTGGTGGTGGGCGGCAAGTTGCACCACGGCGGGCATCCCGTCTTGGCGTGGCAGGCGTCGAACGTAGCAATCCAGCAGGACCACGCCGGAAACATCAAGCCCAGCAAGGCGAAATCCAACGAACGCATTGACGGCATCGTGGCGCTGACGATGGCCCTCGGCATTCACGCGACGGCCACGGCCCCGCCACCCGAACAATCCTGGGACATCATCTCGTTATGAGCGAAAACGCCGCCGACTTCAGGATGTTCGACCTGCGTGGCATCGACTGGCCCGAGGTTTCGCCGTCTCGCACGCCTTCGGGCATCCGCGTCAACGCCGACAACTCGATGGCGTGCTCGGCCTACACGGCCTGCATCCGCGTGATCTCGGATGCCGTCTCCGCGTTGCCGCTCCATGTGTACGAGCGGATGGCGAACGGCGGCAAGGCGAAGGCCACGGCCCACCCCGTGTATCGGCTCCTGCACCAGCAGCCGAACCCGTGGCAGACGGCGCAGGAGTTCCGCGATTGGATGACGGGCATGTACCTGCACTACGGGGCCAGCTACGCCGAGATCCGCCCCGGTGCTCGAGGTGCCGTCTCGGAGTTGTGGCCGCTGCACTCGTCTCGGATGGAGTGCGAGCGGCTATCTGACGGCACGCTGCGGTATCGCTACCGTGAGCCGAACGGCCGCGAGACGATCTACAGCCAGGAGCAGATCTTCGCCCTGCGGTTCACCACGGAAGACGGGATCAAGCCGATCCCGACGTACAAACTCTTTTCCAATGTCATCGGCCTAGCCCAGGCGCTGGAGACTCACGCGGCCACCTACTTCGGCAACAACGCCAGGCCGGGCGTGGTCCTTGAGTCGGATAACCCGATTCCGGCGGAAGCGGCCGAGCGACTCCGCGAACAGTGGGAGCGACTCCATCGTGGGCCGGATCGTGCCTACCGCACGGCGGTCCTGCCCAACGGCGTGAAGGCCCACGAGTTGAGCGGCTCAAACGAGGCGGCCCAGTTCCTTGAGAGCCGGGCCTTTGCTGTGGTTGAGTGCTGCCGCATCTTCCATGTGCCGCCCCATTTGATTCAGCAGCTGGACCGCTCGACCTACTCGAACATCGAGGTGCAAGGCACGGAGTTCGTCCAGCATTGCCTGCTGCCGCACCTGAAGAGATGGGAAGCCGCTATTAGTCGCGACCTCATCGTCGAGGATGATCGGTTCTTCGCGGAACACTCAGTGAGCGGCCTTCTGCGTGGCGACCACGCGAGCCGGTCGGCCTACTACGTCAGCGCCTTGCAAAACGGGTGGATGACGATCAACGAAATTCGGGAACTGGAAAACCTGAATCCCATCGGGCCGGATGGCGACCGCCACTTCGTTCAGTTGAACATGACCACGCTCGACAAGGTTGGCCAGGAGCAACCGGCACCGGAGCCGACGCCAGCGCCGCCCGTCGAGGATGAGGAAAGCCCGGCCGACGACGCCGAGGATGAAGCCGAACAGGAGAACCCGACCGATGGAAATTGAACGCCGCGACTTCGCCTTCGAGGAAGAGAACGAGCTGATCGTCGAGAGCCGGGCCGATGGCCGGGCCGCGATCATCGGCTACGCCGCCGTCTACAACCGGCTTTCTCTCGACCTCGGTGGGTTCCGCGAGGAGATCCTGCCGGGCGCGTTCGACAAGATTCT